ATGTTATTGTACATTCTCTGCATTTGCTCAATTTGAGAAATAAATGATCTCGACCAAAGCTCACCATAGATATCAATGTCTCCATCATGCTCAAATGGAAGATCATCTTCGTCATATGGATATGGACCTTGCTCAAGGATAACATCATCAGTGTATTTGATATAAGCTCCTTCAGGAAGCCATTGTGTTTTTCTGTGATAGAAGTGACGAACAAGAACATAGTTCTTAGGACGAGTTAATTCTGTAAATTCATAATCATAAAAATCTCTTTGAGACTCTCTGATATATTCTTTTTTAGATGGATACTCTGCTTTCAATTCTTCAACATGAATCCAATCAGCAAGGTCTAGGTGGTTAACATTTTCCCACTTATCTTTTCCCATCTCTGGAAAAACTTTATCAGGACCAACAACGAAAAGACCTACATCTCCAAGATGTTGTTTAGCACCTTTCTTCTTTAATTTTTTTAAAACTGACTTAGGGATTTTCTCTCCCTGATCCTCATACCTTTTCGTTATTCTCTTGAAGGCAGGATGAAGTGGACCAGCTTCCTCGTCCCAAACTACAAACGTAAAGGCCATTCCATAGATATATTTAATTCTATCCACTTCCTGTTCGAATAATTCGTAGTTCAGCTCCTCACATCTTGCATCTAACAGCGATTTAACTGCTTTTGAGTTGTTGATATCAGAAATTTCATTTTGAGCTGGTATGATGGTTGTAGCCACTCTAAGGCGAGCGCCATCTGAGACTTTACCTTCGACATGCTCATGGACAAAATTAACTACGTGTCTAGGCTTTCTCTGAGTGTACTCAATATCTCTTTGCGAATCCCTTGAGTCGAAATATCTCCAGTGAATCCCTTTATATAAAGCGTGGTATCTACGATATGTAATAAACCGAGAATGGGCAGCTTTTTCCGCGTTGTTGAAATTATCGTTCAACCACTTTAAAGTTGCTTCAGGATCTCCCTGTTTATCTCTAAATTGGAACGGCTTCAAATCGTGAATATGATGCAGTCGTTCCGTACTTAAAAAATCATCAAATGATTCTGTGTTGGCCATTGCTAACTCCTTTTAGACTTGTTCGTCTTCAATGCTTGGATACATATGTTTTGCCATTTGCTCTTTCAATGATAAGGGCTTTGGTGCCCTCATACCAATAGGCAAATCCTGTATGTCATCCTCGTTATATGTTGGTGAGTTAGATGCGCTCCCATCCTCTTCGTTTTCTTCATTAACATATTCTGGTTCTTCTGCCGTTGGCATTTTATTCCAAGGGCCCTGTATAATCTGGTGAGTGGAGTTCTTCAATGCATAGACCTTTGCCAATGCTAAAACAGCACATATCATCGATACCGTAGTTAAAAATAAGGCACTAATACTCGCCGTCATCACAAAGATCGTCAAATTCTGAGTCACACATTCCTCCCATTAATAGTTCATTATACGCTTGTTTCTTCAAATCTTGCAAAGGAGTATAGTACCTCCGATTATCAAGATCATCAGGTTTAATTTCTGTTTTTGGAACCGAGCTATAGTAAGCCTGATTCAATATATATCTTAAGTTATCAATATTGTGATCATTTTCTTTTGGAATTTTACCTTTTTCATCTTTCTTGTAATTCTCAATTTCCCAGACACTCTTGAGACATCTTTCTGAGTACATCAGACGATCATATAACAGCATGTCTTTTATAACTGATAATTTGTTGTCTTTGTTCTTCAGGTCTTTCGTGCAAGGATGTATGGCCTCATCAAATTCAACTGCGATTTCTGTTTGAAACCAAGCCGCCGCATAGTCATATATTTGAGTCCAATCAGCTTCGTATTCGTATATCTCATCTCTCTTTGCTTTTGCCGCAAGATAGATTTGCTTTGCCGTCGTTTTAAGTTGCTCATCTTCGTAAATCTCGTCTAATGCCCATACTCTTTTATCAAGTCTGTTAATTGCGATAAGGAGAACTCCGAAAACTGTTGCGTTGGCTGGGTCGTAGCTAATATAAAGATCCCATTGCTTAATTGATCGCTTAATTTCTGCGAGCATTGATCTATATGATCCCACGTGCCTCTGTTTTCTGAACATAGGGAAAATTCTTGATTGCTCATCTGGGTAGATTTCTGCGAGATACTCTCTTGCGAAGATGTGCCATTCTTTTCTACGGCGATATTCTTTTTCTTCTTCCTTAAGATGCTCATTATCTTTTCCTCCGGGGTACACTATCTCATTATGGTAACACGGACGTTTAAAATATTTATGATGTTTCTTATTCTGGAACTCTTTTGCCACTTGACAGTAGTAAGTCTCTTCGCTGTCAGGGGGAGTTCCTATAATTAGTATCCTCCCACCAAGTGCCATTAAGTTCGGTCGCATAGCTGTATCAAATCTTCTGTCGTGGGATTTAAACTCGTCATAGACAATTACTGTTGGGGAAAGTCCATCGGCTTTTGCAATGTTCTTGGCCCCTTCAACTTTAATGATCGATCCATTATCTAACCGAACGCTCATCTCTGTGTTGTTTATAGATTTGATCCATCTGTTTTGTATGTCCATACCTTTGAGCTTTCTTTGGGCGAAGTCATCATGGGACTCTCCAGGTAGCTGCCTGATTGTTGTAAAGAATCTAGGAAGCCTTCCATTATCCCAGCAGATATCTCTGGCGTGGTCTTTTTCATCGGCGATGTAATAACATTCACTGTTAGGGAACAGCTTTGCAAACATATACAGAATATAAATAGCAAGCTCAGTTTTCCCATACTTCCTCCCACACTGGACGAAAACTCCAGTTAACCAATCCAAGAAGAATGCCGACACGACCTCAAACTGACCGCCGTGGGGCATCCAAACTTGGTGAATCTCTCTCTCGATCGACTCTTGAAATTTAAGAAATTCTGGATCTAATTTCATTATTTCTTCTTAGATCCTTTTCTTGGAATTGCTTCCATTACACAATCTTCTGGGCAATCTTCAGCATGAAATCTCATGTCTTCCCATTGGTATAGTGCCTTTCCATTTTTATAACCTAAGTAATGAGCAACCGGTTTTTCCTCGTCGGGTAATTCTACTGTTGGTTGTACTGGAGCGTCTTCAGGTGGAATTACTGGAGGTATTACTGCTGGCTCAGTTTCTTCAGAACTATCAGTAGTCTCATCCTGTGAACTTTCTGAAAGTCCTTCAGTATGAGTTTCTTCAGACTCTCCCGATACTGTTTCGGTAGGGGCATTGTTTTGTTCAAATAAATTTTGGTCACTCATAATTTCTCCTATTTTAAGTTTTTACCTTCCACGCCACGCGCTTCACGGTCTTCTGTTCTTTTCTTTTGCCACATCAATCCCTCTTCCCATTTTGTAATGGTGATTGCATTCTCTCGACAAGGATACTTCCCATTTAGATACTTAAGTTGCTCTAAGGCAACTGTTACTAAATCAACAAGCTGGCAACGGTTTAAATCTCCACCTTCACTTGCTGGCTTAGTCAGCATATTGAAAGAAATAGAATCAACATCATGCCTAACAAAGATATTAAAATTTGGTCTAATTTCAGACTCAAACCATTTGTAATCCATTGCCCCTGATTCATTAAATTTTTCTGGATGCTTTTCTCTTAAGTCGTCCATTACACATATTGGCTTTCCATTTACTGCCTGTAGGTGCGTGATTGATTCCATTGTCATAGCTTCTCCTTAAAGTTTTTCGACGTACTTAAGCGCCGTTTTTAAATTGTAAATAATAACTAGAGCTGCCTTACTAGGATTCTCTATCTCTTCTAACTCTTTCACTAATGCTTCTAATTTTTCTTTCATTTATTTCTCCTTATATTGTTTTTCTAATGCCATCTGAGCGTAATGAATAACTTTCTTTAAGTCTTCAGCACCATTCTTAAAATGATGTCTGCTTGCATATTTAACTATATTTCCTTGATACCAATCAAGCTTATTCTCAACGATATATGTTATTGGCTGTATAGGCATATCCTTGTAGTGACTGCCACCTACTTGAACATCTAATGCTGATGGTTTCTCTGGTTGCTTATCTAGTTCCTCAAAATGAACAAGACAGTAGTCATTGAAACCGTAAGACTTGGATGCAAAATTAATACAACCCTCTTTGTCACATGTATTCATAAGTTCTCCTAATGACCCAAAGGATCCAATTCATAAGCTCTGCTTATATTACTAAATTATCAATCCTAGATACCAAGTATCCTATTCTAAATGCCTCTCTGAAGTCATTCGTTTCTGAGAATCCGCTAA